GTTGGAATTTGCGACAAGGTTTCTGGGGGTGAAATGTTGGTCGGTTTGGCTAAACCGAACCAACTCCCAATTGTAGAGATAGTGCTTGCGATTGGGCCAACAACTGGTAAACCAGCTACGGACCTGCTCACATTCACTACACTCTGTGCAATACTCTTTGCTGTGTTAAACTTCGAATACAGTTTGTCTTCCATACCAATTCCAGCGGATGCTAGATGGTAAGGTACTTGGAGGTCGGGTGCCACCAAACGGGCGAAGACAGAACAACTAATCGAAGTGTTACCTAACAAAGGGTTAATGCAGTGGAGCGTTACCAACGCGATTTCTTGGGGGTTAGCCAGGTCGATCGCTTTATACCAGTGCCGATATGGTATACGTAGGATCTGCTCCTTGTTTGGTGCTACTTGCACCATGGCTCCTTGATAGCCAGTGATGGATTGCAATGAAAGTTTTTGATACTTATTCATGCCAAAGTCTGTTGAACCTACGGGATCTATACCCATATACATGGATCCAACGTCGAATTTGGTGGCATTAGTAAGCAGCTTGACTTCCATATCGCACTTCAAGTATCGGTAATATGAAGTACGTGCCTTGATGAATGGCAGGTTCAGAATGTCACCAGGAAGTGACACCGAGGTTATCAAATCGCCTGTGTTGGCGTTTGCCAAGAAACTAAAGTCTTTGATCTTTGTAAAGCGTTCTAACGAACTTTGGATATCGTTAGCTGGAGATACCAGCGCTTTACGTCGGGTCAAATTCTCAACAATTTCAGCCTCAGCGTCGTCCTGGGTCATTTCTGTACCACCTTTAATTGATGAAAGTTGTTCTTCGTCGACTGGAAGAACATGATCATCAACGGCCATTCCACAGCTCTCTGCTGCTTGGGTGATTTCTGCCTGTTGGGCAGCCAAGTATTGTTCGACCGGAGTTGGGGGTTGTCCGGGATATATCTTATATCCGCGGGAAACTAAGTAGTTCCATAGTACATGTAGCGAGACTCGCCACAGCCAGGAAAAAGGGAGGTTGCGCATCATGTAGGTCATGGCGTGCATCAAGAATGGAGCGTATACTACTTTCCATTCTGCTCCCATTGTCAGTTTCTCTCTCAACTCGTGAAGGGCGAACATCAACTTTTCGTCTCCTGCAAACACCGTTTCCTCAACGATGGCTGCTTGCACTGTCAGAAGTGCCATACCATCTGCAAAGGTATCGACTGTGTCGAAGTAGTGAGCGTCAACTAACTTCTTCTCCACAAAACGATTCCATGCAGCGGTTCCTTTGTATCTACCCAGAAAGAACAAGCCTTTCTGGAGAGATCCCAGCAATTTTGCAACGGGGGAAGGTTCGTCTGTAACGACAACGGGGGAAGGTTCGTCATCGACTGGTGGTTCAAACCATTCGAACGACCTTGTTACCTTCTTCTTCGTCACATCATCGCCAGAGATGTTTTCAAAAGCAAACATGCTTGCTAGACTACTGAGTAATCCAGTTTCGCTCTCGGCGGCGATTCCGCATGCTGCCCTGATTTTTGTTGCTTCCTTAGCAACTAAGTACTGGATGTACTTGGTCTTTAACACATCATAAACTCCAGACACTGTCTTGCGTTTGAAAACACGACAATATCCGGTTTCTGATGTGATTGTGAGAACGGTCTGTTCTCCCTCTTGTGAAAACTCATAGCTTCGATTCAGCTTCTTGACGATTCTTTCGAAATCAATCAGTCGAATCTTTTCTATTTTGTTTCCTCGTTTTGATCCCTTAGTTGATAATGCCTCACCAACCTGGCTGGAGATCCGCCTCGTTTCCTTGTTTGTGTTAACAGAATGTTTGTTTGACATAGATGTTCCGTTACGCATCTGAAAACTCACTGGGTAGGTGTCTGGGAATGCCAAACTGACTTGCCCATGTCCATGAACGCCTGATAGGTACTTAGTTCCCACATCAGACGACTCATGACTTGTGCGATCGTCACTGATGGTTTGGTGAGAAGTTATATCATCAGCCGCATCACAAGTTTTGAATTCGCGCTGGGTGCGCGAGTTACTTAAATCAAAATGGCTATAAGAAGTCATCTTGATACCGGCTTTCCTACAAGCCGCTGCAAACCGTGGTTGCCACTTGTTGAATGTTTCTTCGTCATGAAGCGACAACTCAAAAAGTGCATTTTCCACCACCACCTTGGTATCCGTCTTCGGGTCCGCTGTTGATCTGTTCCATTGTGCCATTTCAGTAATTGTATCTATACTTAATGGGGCGCAATAAAGGTTTCCGGGTAATGTTCTAAAGCCTCGTTTCAAAAAGTTAATTTGATCTAACGAACGAAAAGGTATCAGTTCTCCTGATTTCAATTCGTCTGTGTATGTTAAACCAAACTTCGCCAAGCTCCTAGTTATAGTTACTTGATTGAACTCTTCTATTACATTGTCTGCTATACATAAAACATTATCGTCACCATAATTTTGCGCTCTCACAAACTGATCATACTCAACTAACGTCCGTCCGGTGTCTACCCACGCCAATCTCATCACCACACTATTGAAGATAGAGTTGATGATTACTGTTAAAGGATTTCCTGAAGGTTGTGAATGCGTCCACGAATAGACGCATCCGCGTGCGGCATGCACGCCATTACAGATTTCCTCAAACAGTGTGTTCCGAGCCAGTTCATGCTCATCTCCGTACAATTCATTTATCTTATCATTGATTGCACGCAACACATCCAATAGCAGTGATCCATCGAAATTCGAAAAATCACCAGCTATATACTTTGATCCGACTTCTCTTAGCCGGTGAACAATCAAAGTCCACTCTTGGGAGTAAGCGTTAACTCCCACACACATTTCATTCTTAATCCTATTATCCATTACATGCCCTACAAATGCACCGTACAATTTTCTTACGGCCATTATATAATCCATTGGTCCACAGCTAAATACTCGCGTCTTATTTGCGAGCACCTTAGCATGCGGACGTCTCTCGTCCTTAAGGGTATCTATCCAAATTGTTTCTGTCCTTATTCCTTCGCTAGCCGCCGCTAACCTCTCCGTCATCTTTCCTATTACTTCGGGTGAGTAAACGTAGTCGGTTTTTCCTAACCAATGTTGCTTTCCAACGCCTGGGTTGTCTAAGCACCAGGGGTATCCTGGAGAGGTACTTCTCGAAAGAGGTACCACATTGATTTCGGAACAACCTGAGATTGTCTCCTCGTCTGTCAGTACGCGCCCTGCAAAGGGTTTGTACATTTCAAACGTGTGATCTACACATCTTTTGAGTAAATCACTGGGGATAGGCTCTGGTACGTTCGTCACCTTCAGTAACCCTTGTGTCATGGGATCGTTTTGAGAATTCCATAGACACGCGGGTCGGGTAAGGGATGGGGTGAAGTTGTGAATGGGGGATGGGGTCAATTTTGTCTTTGATGGGGAAACCGGTGCTCTTTTCAGTGCACCTTGGTTGAAGACATTCTTGACTACCTCGTTCTGATGGGACAAGGGTTCTCCTTTCACGACATCTAGCTCGGGTTCACTAATCTGAAACTTTACTGGGATTTTCTGCAGTAACTCCTGAATTTTCTCCTGTGTCACAGCCGCCGCTCCGTTATTTCCGTGATTGTTACCAAATGAATGTATTCCTAGGATTTTATTTGCTATGCGCTTGTTAGTTGCAACCAACAATGCACCGCAATCTCCTGATGTAGTGGGAATGTTATAATGGTAACCTTCACGAACATAACTTCCTGTTTTGATTAAGACTGGGGCGTTAAGCGCCCTAATCTCTCCACTGTTAAAGTGGGGTCCGAGTCCAGCACCTAATGTGCTTACAAGACATGCTTGAGTCTCCTCAAAGTGAGATAACTCCTTGTTACTCACGATGTTCGATACTAGGTCCTTCCTATGTGGGATATGGGAAGGTAGTACGACTAAAGCATAATCCTGTAGTGACTCGGACGTTGTGTCGGGGTACACAAATTTACAATCGCTTGTATTTACTTTAAAGGCTGTATCAAAGTCGTTAAACCACAAATCTATTTCCGATCTCTTTTCAATCCAATTTGCTACATGATAGTTAATTAAAGCTATTCTACCTCGCACCAGACAACCACGCCCGTTTGTTATCCTATTGTTTCTCTATGTGATCGCAAACATTTGTTTTGATACTTTGTTACACAAGGCGTATGAAGCCTCATCCAACAATCCTTCATGTTCTACTTTACGATTGAAAATCTCTCCTACGACACGACGAATCTCTGTCAATGATCTATTTGACATGTTCTCTTGCGATATTCTTTTACATATATCACAAGGCTCTCCTACTGAATTTGTTACATACCTCAATAAATTTACATCTGACATATTTTCCGAATAATGTTTACAATTTCTACAATTTCTAAACCAAGCCACCAACGCTGGTGCTACATACATTGACACTAATCCTACTAACGCCGTCAAGCCAGAAATAACCATCAAAGGGGTCTTGTTTACTTGAAC